CTCCTGCAAAAGGTACAAAGTGCTGCTTGTAGTCGAGCTTTGTGATGAGAGTAGGCGGCTCTGTACGGATATCACCGTCTGGATGTAGCACAATTGGTATCGCATAGTTAAAAACCTTGAGGTCTTCTAGCCTTGTCACCTGCATAACGAAGTCACCCAGCAGTGCTCGCAAGTCTTTTTCTAGTTTATCAAGCCATTCCCACATGGGTGGGTGGTCTCCGATGTCTTGAACGGCACCAATAGCGTGACTAAACGTGTAATTGCTGTAGCGTTCACTGTATTCTTGCTCAATTCTGGTAGCTTCCTCGTAGTAACCCTTCTTTCTGAGGGTAAAAGTAGCCAGTCGGACCATGTTTTGTAGGCTTTTATCCACCTTTTTAGCTGTTTCTACCCTGTCTGAGAGGGTGTTTTTAACGTCTAAAATGACCTCTTTTCGCTCTGTTTTATCGAGGTTTAATGGTGGCTTTGTAGGGGGTATCTCAACAGATAGCTCTGCTTTGATCTTGGTTTGCTCTACTTTCGTAAACCATGGCACGTCAATGTCCACACCCTGCTCGATATCGATCGTGTCGAGGTCACCATAGTAGTTGGAGATGTTGTTAGTGGTCTCATCACCACAGGCTACGTTGAACAAGATGGCAACAACGACACAAGATAAAAACTTTTTCATAGCTCCACCTCAACTTGGATCAGACTTTCTGACTGTCCACACTTATTCTTTGCAACGACCTTGTAGGTTTGTGGTCTGTCTTCGTTGATAATGATCGCCGGTCCACGTCCTACCTTAAGATCCCCAACATACCAAACATAGGTTGTGTCGAGTTCAAGCTCTTGAACGGATAGTGTGGTGTCACGGTTAGCTTTAACGATAAACGTAGCAGCATTGTCGAGTGATGGTGGCTTACAGGTTTTATCTGTAACGATGTAGGCAACTTCCTCATTTAGAAGGTTACATAGGTGTGGAGCGAGAGTGTAACCTTTTTCGGCACCAGGTCTTCCAGCCGTACTTCCCCAGTCATTACCCCAGGAGTTTCTAACTTTAAAGTAAACTTTATCCCCGATTGTTTTCCAGCCAACGAGTCCAACAGCATGGTTAATGTCTCGGCTATTGCACCGTTGCATAATCCCGTCGTCTCCAGTAGGAGCAACATCCCATTGTCCCTCAGCCGATACGACGGTCCAAGGCACCGTTTTGGAGTTGTACAGTGCACACATAACTTCTTTTTGGGAAGGTGCTCTGTCTGACTTTCCTGCATAAAAATATCCTGAGCCTTTAGCTGCGGCAGGTATTTTTCTGCAAGATAGGTCTCTTGCTTTGTAGGGAAAGTCTTTTTCAAGTCCTTGTCCAAATTCGATCTGATAGCGAAAGTCAGATAGGAAGCCTCCTCGACATCCCCAGGATTGTTTGTCACAACTGACAAGCTCCTGCTCACTAAGGTCCAGCAGTTCTCCATTCATCAAAGCATGTGCCGACTCTAGGCTTGCAGTCTTTGAGAAAGCCCAACAGCTACCGCACGAGCCTTGATCTCGGACGGGTGGAACAATGCCAAGATCACGCAGGTCAAATTCTTTTGGCAAGTTCTCGCAATTTGAAAATGTTGAGTAAGTTTTTCCGTATCGTGGTTGATGACCTTTGTAGATCAATCCTCGTCCTTTGTTATCAGTAATGTCCTGTGAGAAGCTTTGAGATGCAAACAATAGAATGGGTAATAGTAATTTCATAGACACCTCCAAATTTAAATTTTCTCACGGCGTCATAAAACTATTACTGTGAACAAACCTAACGATGGGACACTGCAAGCTAGGTTTACAGATGTGTGATTGATAGCATCAAGGCATGACTAAATTCGCAGACGATCATTTTTATTCCCTTGTCAGTAAAGAGTTCACCGACGCTATGGAGCAGATGGCTCCCGCTGTGTGTGAGCTGTCTGAGCCTGAGCTGAAGTCGATGGTAAAGCCGACACCGCTGGACTACGCACTTAAAACAAGCTTTTGGCGTGAGTATCAAAAAGCAGACTCAACAGGTGGAATGGTTACAACACGTGATGTTTACGGCGGGATAGCGACTCCAAACTATTTCAGAAACCACATCCTAAAAAACCAATTTAAGCTGGCCTGGCTTTGTCGTCCTACGCAGGTCTACGAGAAGGAAGTCGAGGCACTGCTGACTCGTGGAACCGAGAGGTTATGGGAAATCATGGATATGGATATTCATGATGACGACGGACGTATCGACGTTAAACGTGGTCAGCTTGTTCTTGAGACAATACGCATGGTTGAGCAACGAGCTAAAGGTCTTGCTGTTCAGCGTGTTCAGTCAGTCAACCTCAACATTGAAAGTCAAAAGCCAAAGGTCTTGGTCACTAACAATGATGACATTGATAAGCGTATTGCTGAGCTTGAGAGTGAACTTAAACGTCTACCAAAGCCCAAGGAATCCATAGATGTCGAAGTCCAGCGAGAGGACGAAGAAGGAATACTTGAAGCTACTGGAGCTAAAGAGACAGCAACAGGAGATGTTGCCTCACCTTTACGGGCTTGAAAAGTACCAGTGGCAGATAGACTTCTTTGAATCTACAAATCGCTATAATTTTCTAACGGCTGCCAATCAGATTGGTAAGTCATCCATTCAGATATGTAAAGCCATACATTGGGCTACGTGTCGTGAGTTGTGGCCTAAGCTATGGTCAAAAACTCCTACCATGTTTTTTTACTGTTATGCCGATGCTAACCAAGCCACGATCGAATTCCACGAAAAATGGGTCAAGGAGTTCCTGCCTCGTGGTGCGATGAAAGATCATCACGAATATGGTTGGCGATGTGAGTATGACAACAGAAAGAAAATACACGCTATACATTTTAATAGTGGTGTTTCAATTTATTTTAAGACTTATGAGATGTCACCCCACGCCTTACAGGCAAGCTCTGTGTTTGCTGTATTTGCTGATGAGGAGATGCCTAAGCACTTGTTTGATGAGATCAACGTCCGTCTCATTGCAAACCGTGGATACTTTCACATGGTCTTTACTGCTACCCGTGGACAGGATTTTTGGCGTCTGACTATCGAGCCAAAGAACGGCGAGAAGGAAAACTTTCCAGGCGCTTTCAAGAGGCAGATCAGTATGTACGACTGCCTTAACTACGCTAACGGTATGCCTAGCAAGTGGACGGTTGAATACATCCAAGAGATCGAAAGGTCATGTTCTGATCCGATAGAAGTACAAAGGCGTGTCTACGGTAAGTTTGTTCGTGTCGATGGTCTATTGGTCAACGGCTTTAGGCGTGACAAGAACACAACAACAGACTGCAAGATACCAGACGACTGGAAGTGGTACTCAGGGACAGATGCGGGCACAGGCGGTGGCAGAGGACATCCAGCGGCGTTTGTCTTCGTAGCGGTCAGTCCAGACTATAAGCATGGCAAGGTCGTGGAGGTATGGCGTGGCGATGACGTTGTGACAAGTAGCGCCGACATGCTGGCTAAGTATCAAACCATGCGTAATGGTAGACGCTGCATACAAGAGACCTACGACTTTGGCGGTATCGGTAAAGACTACGGTATCCTTGCAGAACGTGCTGGTGAGGGTTTTGTCAGAGCTAAGAAAGATAGAACCCTTGGCTTTGGTATCCTCAATGACCTGTTTCGCCTGGGCATACTTGATATCTGTTTGATTGACAGTGAAAGTGAAAAGCTTTGTACCGAGCTATCAAGCGCATCCAGTGGCGCTGACAAGACACACGCTAAAGATGACCTAATCGACGCATTGCGCTACGCAATTGTAGACATTCCATGGGTCATGGTTGAAAGACCAAAAAAGCAGCAAGACAAAGAGATAGTAACCTATAGCGGTCGTCAGCGTATCTATGATGACAGGCGCACTGGTATCGATTTGCTCATAGATGAATTTGAAGAATGGAACAATGACTGTGAATTTCTTGGCTATTAAGCCACGAGGGGGATGCCATGAACCATGAAAGTAATTTAGCATTTACTGTCGATGACATCGTAATTCTCATGGAGACATGTCGGAAGAACGCTGTCACGGAGTTTTCTGCTGGTGGATTATCTCTTAAGCTCGTTAATGATTCGTTCATTCGAGACCCACTACACGAAAATAAAACCACCAGCGGTAAAGCTCCTCAAGACACTGACCAGCTTCTTATTGAAGACCCCCTTGCATTTGAAGAAGCATTAATGAGGGCGCAAGAGTGAACAAGACGATATCTGACCTGAATACTCTGTACACCCAGGCTGAAGGCATTGACACAGAGTTGTTCGCAGAGCAGAGAAGCAACGTCTTGCTTTGTTCCGGCAATCACTACGCTAAAAAGATGCGTGAGTTTTTGCAGCGTTCAGCAGGTCATTTACAAAAAGATCAAAAGGTTAGAATTGTTCGTAATCATCTTAAAAAGATTATGACAAGCTATCAAAATAATATTCTTGCCCATTCACCAGGCGTCAAGATCAAAGCTAAAAACGATAGCGAACTGCAAGATCAAAAGATTGCTGAGATGGCTACGGCTGTCTGGGCAGACTGGAGAGAGCGTTCTGACTTTGAAAGCAAAAATAGAAAGCTCGTACAAGACTTCACTGAGATCGGTGAGGCCATTGTAAAGATATTCTTTGACCCTAACGCTGGTAAGTTTCTAGGCTATGAGCCAGAGCTTGACGAGATGGGTATGCCGGTTGTTGGGGAAGATGGGCAACCAAAAGCCAAACCTAAGTTTGAAGGTGAGGTCATTGTCGAGAGAGTGCTCGGCTTTAACCTACTGCGTGACCCAGAGGCTAAGGCTTGGGACGAGTGCAGGTGGGTATGTGTTCGTAAGATGGTTGACACTAAAACCTTGAGAGAAATGGTCAGCTTTGATGATGACCTTGTTAAGCTTGTCCATGAGTCAAGCAAGCAAACCTACCAAGTCTTTGATGGTCAGACCAATAGCTACACTGAAAGCAAGACACAGACACTCACTAAAGAGTTCTACTTC